AAATACACTGCAGGATTTGAAAAAGGCAAGATCACAGACTTGCGGGAATTTACGGGTATCCTTGGGCAGATACAGGCAGTTGAGGATGCCCTTACCAGAGTACAGGCCAGACGCCAGAGGGCTATTGAATCACTGCATAAGTTTGGTTATGATGATGCACGTCTGGAGCTGGAAGCCATGAAGTTTGAATTGGAGCTGACGAAACAGGACGGTTCGGGAGAAGAATCAGAAGATGATGGCTTTATAGATGCCATGAACGCCACTGCATCGGAAGTCTGGGGTGATGCGGATGTATGAGAAGATACAGAAGCTGAAAGCCCAGGTTGAAAAGATGAAAAAGAGGAGAAAACGGCCAGCAGGTTCCCTGACTTTCCAGTTCAAACCATTCTCTGAAAAGCAAAAGCAAGTCCTCACATGGTGGTGTCCGGAATCTCCGGTTAAAGATATGGACGGTATCATTGCAGACGGGGCCATCCGGTCAGGAAAGACGGTCTGTATGTCTTTGTCGTTTGTCATGTGGGCAATGGCTACCTTTAGTGGTCAGAACTTTGGCATGTGTGGCAAGACCATCGGCAGCTTCCGGCGTAACGTGGTGTTTTGGATGAAACTTATGCTCAAGTCAAGAGGATACGCTGTAGCTGACCACAGGGCGGATAATCTCCTGACGGTTGCCAAAAACGGTGTTGAGAACTATTTTTATATCTTTGGTGGGAAGGATGAACGTTCCCAGGATCTTATCCAGGGTATTACCTTGGCAGGTGTCTTCTTCGATGAGGTTGCCTTGATGCCGGAGTCCTTTGTCAATCAGGCAACAGGCCGTTGCTCTGTAGATGGCAGTAAATACTGGTTCAACTGTAATCCGGACGGACCATATCATTGGTTCAAACTTAAATGGATTGATAAGTCAGTCGGATATCTGGGAAAAGACAGAGTGTCCGAGCTGTTGGCAAAAGGAGAGGTGTTGAAACAGATTCTGTATCTGCATTTCACAATGGATGATAACTTGAGTCTGTCGGAGAAGATTAAAGCCAGATACCGGGCAATGTATACAGGCGTGTTCTACAAGCGGTATATCCTGGGATTATGGGCAATGGCGGAGGGGATTATCTACGATATGTTCTCTGAGGATGCACATGTGCAACCCATAAAAGATTTCTTTCAGAAGCTCATAGATAACGGAAGATACGTGAGTATCGACTACGGTACTCAGAATGCCACGGCTTTCTTGCTTTGGAATAAAGGAGTGGATGGTAAATGGTACTGCATACGTGAGTATTATTATTCCGGCCGGGATAAAGGTGTCCAGAAAACAGATGCTGAATATGCAGACGATTTGAAAAAATGGCTTGATGGAACCAGGATAAAAGCAGTTATCGTAGACCCTTCGGCTGCTTCATTTATCGCAGAATTGCGGAAGAGAGGATATAGTGTACTGAAGGCCAAGAATGACGTGGAAGATGGCATCCGGCTCGTTGGGACGCTTCTCAACCAGAAGAAGATAGTATTCAGCTCATCTTGTGTGAATACTATAATGGAGTTTTCTTCCTACATCTGGGACGAGAAGGCAGCGGAACGGGGCGAGGACGCACCAATCAAGCAGCATGACCACGCAATGGATGCTGTTAGATACTTCTGCTATCTGGTGCTTAATAATAATGTGGCAAAAATCAGGAACAAGGCGAAAGCCGGATTTTACTAGGAGGTGATGAAAATGCATGTATTTACAATGCCTGCGGCAGAATGGGATGAACTGAATATTGATAAGCAGGCAGTAAGACACCTAATCATGAAGCATAGGTCGCATGTGACAGACCTTGCGAAGCTAAAAGCCTATTATGAAGGACAGCATAAGATTCTGACAGATTCGGAGCGGCAGAACAAGCTTGTCTGCAACCATGCAAAGGATATTTCAGATACAGCCACATCGTATTTTATCGGCAATCCGGTGTCTTATAAAAGTAAAGGAGATATCACGGATTTGACGGATGCTCTGGAGCTGGCTGGAGCTGATGAGGCTGACGGAGATAATGGCCTAGATCTGAGTATATATGGACGGGCCTATGAATACATATATACCAAACAGGATGCTACAGATTTGCAAATAAAGAATCTTGAGCCAGAAAATACATTTATGGTATACGATGACAGCATTGAGCAGAATGAACTCTTTGCTGTCTATTATTATGCAAAAGTGGATTCCAGGGATAAAAGGAACACAGTGTACGTAGCTACAATCCTGACGGAGAATTATAGATATGTGGCAAATATTGAGGACATAGAGGGGCCGCAGGGGATACTGGATGGACCAGAGGCGCATTTTAAAGGTGAAGTGCCGGTCATAGAGTACTTGAACAACAAGCTGGCTATCGGAGATTATGAACTGCAAATACCACTGATAGATGCCTACAACGCTCTGATGAGCGACCGGATTACAGATAAAGAACAGTTTATAGATGCTATCCTTGCTATTTATGGTACATTACTGTCTGATGAAGACGCTGAGGAAGAAGGAGATGGTGAAGGTATCCAGGAAGCAATGAAACGATTAAAAGAAAAAAAGTTGATTGAAATGCCAGCGGCAACAAAGGCGGAATACTTGACGCGAACCTTTGATGAGACTGGAGTGGAAATCTTAAAAAAGGCTATTGAACAGGATATCCATAAATTTTCTCATATTCCTTGTATGACGGATGAGAGCTTCGGCGGAAACGTTTCTGGTGTGGCAATGGAATTTAAATTGCTGGGCATGGAGAATATAACTAAGATAAAAACCAGATATTATAAAAAAGGACTCAGAAAGCGTCTCCGTATTTTTGCAAACTTTCTCAATACCAGATCAGGAATACACATTGATGTATCAGGCATTGCGCCGACATTTACACGGGCCATGCCGAAGAACCTCCTGGAAATCAGCCAGTATGTAGCGAACCTCTGGGGCAAGGTAAGCCGTAAGACATTGCTGTCTCAAATCCCGTTTGTGGAGGACCCAGACGAAGAGCTGAAGGCCGTGGAAAAGGAGGAGCAGGATAGTTTGAAGAAACAGAAGGAGTTATTTGGGAATCAGCCAAATGAGCCGCCAGAGGACGGTGACATAGACGATGAAGAGTAATGCTTATTGGGAGCAGAGGCAGGTACAGGATGCCTTTAATACGTTCCAGAAAGCGGAAGATACGGCTAATCAGATAGCAAGCCTATACCTAAAATCGTCACGGTATCTCAGCCTGCAGGCAGATGATGTCTTTGAGAGATATAAAACAAAGCATGGGTTATCAGAGACAGAGGCCAGACAACTGATTAGCACCATGCAGGATAGGACGTCACTGGATGAACTCCTGCAGAAGCTGCGAAATGGTGATAAGGACGAATCAAAACGTCAGCTTTTGTCAAAACTGGAAGCACCGGCGTATCAGGCAAGGCTGGAACGACTTAGACAGATACAGTCACAGCTTGATGTGATTATGACGAATGTATACCAGCAGGAAAAACTCATAAGCGCCAATTTCTATACTGGTCTTGCCAGCGAATCCTACTATCGGAGCATATACAATATCCAGCAGCGTGCAGATGCAGCATTTTCCTTCAGCCATGCATCGGCCAAAGTGATTGACAAAGTAGTCAATAGCCGTTGGTCCGGGAAAAATTATTCGGAGCGTATCTGGGGTAATACGCAAGCGCTGGCAGAAGATCTGAAAGAGGAACTGCTTATCAACCTGGTGACAGGCCGTACAAACCGGGAAGCTGCTGCTATCATTGCCAATAAGTTTGGTCAGGGGACGAGCAATGCCAGGAGGCTTGTGCGAACAGAAAGCAATTACGTATCAACAGAACTGAACTTTAAGGCATGTGAGGAATGCGGGATTGAGGAATATCAGTATCTTGCAACCCTGGACATTAGAACCTCAAAAATCTGCCGAGAACTGGACGGGAAAACATATCCCATCAAGGAACGCCAAATCGGGAAAAACTGTCCTCCGATGCATCCCTGGTGCCGCTCTACAACTATTCCCGTAGTGGACAGAACACTGATAGACAAGATGCAGCGCTCTGCAATCGACCCGGCCACGGGTAAGCGTATCAAGGTGCCCAGGAGCATGACATATCAGCAGTGGTATGATAAGTATGTCAAGGGCAAGCCGGAGGTCGCCGGCGCAACAAAGGAGGTGAGCAGCATGGCTTGTAAAGGAAAAGGCGGCAAGAAAGGCAAAGGAAAGTAGAAAGGCGGTGGTCCTGAATCTCCCTCTGGGCGGCGGGGTGAAGCTGCTTGTAAAAGATATAGTTAGAGACGCGCAGGTTATCCTGGGCGTTATTTTTGTGCCCGGAATGGCTTAAAACTATAATCTAATGCAATGGCCTGGGCTTATGAATGGGCTGGGGCAGAAAGGATAGAAAGGATAAAAAAATGAGAAATAAGTATTTTAAATTTGCATGTTGTGCCTTACCGATGGATTTGCAGTTTTTTGCAGAACCAGGAGACGGTGCTGGGGCCAATGGTGGCAATGGCGGCGGAGCTGAAGGAGGAGAAGGCGGAACTAGCGGAGACGATGGCACAGAGCCGCCATCTTTTGATGACCTTCTGAAAAACGGTCACCAGGCAGAATTTGACCGTAGAGTGCAGAAAGCTATTGATACAGCAGTAGGAAAGGCACAGGAAAAGTGGCAGGCACTTACAGATGATAAGTTGTCTGAGGCCGAAAAGCTGGCAAAGATGACCAAAGAAGAAAAAACACAGTACCTTGCGCAGAAACATGAGAAAGAACTGGCAGAGCGGGAGGCAGGGATCACACGCAGGGAACTGATGGCTGAGGCAAAGAATACCCTGGCTGAAAAGAAACTTCCCGCAGGACTTGCGGAAGTGCTCAATTACACAGATGCGGATTCTTGTAATAAGTCTATTGCGGCTGTGGAAAAGGCTTTTCAGGAAGCCGTAGAAGAAGGGGTACAGGAACGTTTGAAGGGCGGGACACCGCCAACAAAGGCACCGGGAAGCGGAGGCGTGTACACAAAAGAGCAGGTCAATGCCATGACACCTGATGAGATTAATAAAAACTGGGATTCTATTTCAGAATCTATGAAAAATTGGAAATAAGAAAGGATGAGTGATATATGTCAGTAACAAATTTTATTCCGACCATTTGGAGTGCCAGGCTGCTGAGGCACCTGGATAAGAAACATGTATACGCCAATCTCTTGAACAGGGATTATGAGGGAGAAATCAAAAATTATGGTGATACGGTGAAAATCAACCAGATTGGTGATGTTGAAATCAAAGACTACACCAGAAATCAGGATATAGAGGCACCGGATGATTTAAGCGGCAAGCAGCTCATGCTTACCATTGATCAGGCTAAATATTTTAACTTTGCCGTAGATGATGTTGACAATGCGCAAACGAATCCGAAACTGATGGATAAAGCTATGCAGAGAGCCGGTTATGGGATGAACGATGTAACCGATCAGTTTGCGGCTAATCTGCTGTACGTTGGTGTGGATGCAGGAAATGTACTGGGTACAGATGAGTCCCCTATTGTACCGACTGCCGATGATGCTTATGATGCCTTGGTTGACCTTTCTACTCTTCTGACTGAGGCAAATGTACCGATGGATGGACGCTGGGCAGTTATCCCGGCTTGGTATCATGGGATACTGCTGAAAGACAAGCGTTTTGTTGGCAATGGTACAGATTACAATAAAGCAATTCTGGAAGGTGGAGAGGTTGGAATTGCTGCAGGATTTCGTATCCTTTTATCTAACAATGTTCCAAACACGACAGGTACAAAATATAAAATTATTGCTGGGACCAATGAAGCGGGGTCTTATGCGGAGCAGATTTTAAAGACTGAGGCGTACCGTCCAGAGAAGCGGTTCAGTGATGCCATTAAAGGACTGCATGTATATGGAGCCAAAGTATTACAGCCGAAATGCCTTGCTGTACTTACTGCAAACAGGAAATAGGAGGGAAGATACATGTTTATTAGAAATATCAAGTCCGGATTGGTACAGGAATGTCACAACCTGGATGTCATAAAGGTATGTCGGAAGGACACAGAGCATTTTGAAGTATTTGAGAAGAAACCGGAAATAAAGCGGGAAGTTCTGAATGAAGAGGAGCCGGTAAAAATAATTGAAGAAATGACCGTGCCTGAACTGAAATCCTTGGCAAAAGAGAATGGCATTGAAGGTGCAGCATCTTTGAACAAGGAGGAGCTGCTGGCCGTTCTGAAGGATGTGGTCTGATTGACTGAAATCGAAAAACTGAAAAAACTGACTGGGGAGAGCGATGAAGAATTGCTCTTTCTTTTGTTGTCGGATGCGGAAGAGTATGTTTTGAGTTATACAAACCGTACGGTACTCCCTGATGGTCTCAAAAAGACAGTCAGGGATTTGGCCGTCATTACCCTTAACCGTAGAGGTACCGAGGGCGAAAACAGCCGCAGTGGGGCAGGAGAATCTTATAATTTTGATAATGCCCCGAAGCAAATATATGATGTGCTGAACCGATATCGTCTTGCAAGGATAGGGGGAAAGGCTCATGAGGCTAAAGCAGAATAGGCTGGCTGAGTATCAACACCGGAAAGCTATTGTAGCGAGAGACTCAGAGGGCGGCAGCTATATAGAGTATGGACCTGCAGTGCCTATTTTGGCAGAGATGTGGACGGGTGGTGGAAAGTTGCAGACGGAAATATACGGAAACCGTCTGCCGAATATCCGCAACCTGCGGCTCCAGGGAAAATACAAGGAAGTGCCAGGGATGAATGGAAAAGTCAGTTATCAGCTCGACAACGGGCCTGAGATTGCGGCGGGAGACGGAATCTGTATCTATGCTGCAGTGGATCAGGAGCCAGACTACCATGTTGTTGCTGTTTATCCTTATACCCATCTAACATTGGAGGTGGAAAAGAGATGATCTTAGGCATTACTGACCTGAACAAACATTTTGGCAGGTTGTCAAAGGTAGAGCTTAAAAGTGGTATAAACAAAGGGATATCTTTTGTGCAGGAGGCTGCAAAAGCAAACTGTCCAGTATTTGACGGGGAACTCCGCAGCAAGATAATGACAGAAGTTACCGAGGAAGGTGATACTATCCGTGGTGTCTGTTGGCCTGCAGTAGAGCATGGCACCTATGTGGAACTGGGAACCGGCCCGAAAGGGCAGGCAAACCATGAAGGTATATCTCCAGATATTACAGTGGCTTATGCGCAGTCCCCGTGGTGGATACATGAGAGCCAGATAGATAGAAAGGTGGCAGAGCACTACCATTTTTTCCATATTGACACACCGCAAGGCCGCTTCTACCAATGTACAGGGCAACCGGCACAGCCATATCTGTATCCCGCACTAAAGGAGAACGAGGACGCAGTTTTGGAGATTATAGCAGAGGAGATTAAGAGACAACTATGAAGAATGTAAAAGACCAAATCTATACAGCCCTGGATGCAGTGTTCGAGAATGTGACTGATCAGTACCCAAAGGACTGGGCAGAACTCCCTGCCGTTCAATACACGGAGGAAGACAACAAGGTGTACGAGCACACTTCCGAAGGAGAATGCAAGTCATATGTCAGATACCGCATTGATATCTGGCACAACAGGTCAACGTCGCAGACGGCGCTGGATACCGACAAGGCATTATCAGCCTTGGGGCTTGTCCGCACACTGTGTCAGGATGCGCCCGACCCATCGGGCTTGAAACATAAAGTTATGAGGTATGAGGCTATTATCGACATGGAGTCTGATCATGTCTATTGGCCGAACTAAAAAGGAGAGTGATCACATGTTAGCAAACGGAGCAAAGCTTGGCTATAAGAAAAAAGGAGGGTCTGCGTTCACAGACCTCCCTGGATTGAAAGAAATCCCTGAGATCGGTGTAGAGCCGGAGAAAGTGGATAACACCTGCCTGACTGATCCACATAAAACATATGAAATGGGTATTGGTGACCTTCCGGAAATGACATATAAATTCAGATATGATAACACTAAGGAGGATTCCCCGTACAGGGTGATGCGAAAAGCTCAGGAATCTATGGAAGTCTTAACGTTCCAGGATAAAGCAATAGACGGTACTACAATAGAGTATGATGCCCAAGTAACGGTAAAACGTACAGGTGGTGGAGTAAACGGTGCCATTGAATTTGACCTAACAATGATAGTACAGAGCGATTTAAATTACACGGACCCCACTGCAGCACTGTAAGCATAAGGAGGATAAAAGAACATGGTAAATTTAGGCGGACTTGATGAAGAAGTAAATCAGGAAATCAGAGACGAAGAGCAGGAAGGGAAAATTACAGCTCTGGTGGAGAAAAAGCCCAAGAGACGGCCCTTTCATTACTGGAAAGTAGGAAACAGAGAATACAAACTGAAACTAATAACAGGCATGATTGAGAAGTTAGAGAATAAATATCGACAGAATATCCTTAATCTGGTTGCTGTAGATGGAATCCCGCCTTTATCAACTATGCTGACTGTCATTCAGGCAGCAATATATCCCTGGGAGCATGGCATCAGCTACAATGACATCAAAGCTATGTATGATCGCTGGGTCGAAGAAGGCGGTAACCAAATGGAATTTTACACCAATGTACTAATGCCTACACTGGCAGTATCCGGTTTTTTTACGCAGCAACAGGCGGAGTCAATGATGGAGAGCCTGGAAAATATGGACGAATTGCTTTAACAAAAACATATGACTTGCAGGAACTGTATGAACAAGCTCTTGACTGTGATATATCACCCGAAGAGTTTTGGGGTTATTCGCCAAATGAGATATCTGACATTATAGAAAGTTACTTTAGAAAGAAGAGCCGCGATATTAAATGGCAGGTGACTCATGACTTCATCATTGCCGAGGTTGAAGCCAGATATATGTTTGGTAAAAAAGAGCAAGACACACCACACCCGTGGGATTACTACGACGAACTGTTCGCAGAAGATAAGATTAAGTATGAAAAGCAGAAGGAACAAAAGGCGTTTGAAGATTATAAAGAGAAACGTAGGCTTTATGTAGAAGCATTTAACAAACGTAGGAGGCAGGGAACATAACCCCTGCCTCCTATTTATTTAAGGGAGGAGGTGAATGTGTGGGAGATACGTTAGAAACGTTGAAAGTCCAAATAGAAGGCAATGCAGAGCCATATAAGAAGTCATTGAAAGATGCCAAAACCGCTACAAATCAAACTGCTAGTTCGATAGATCAGGACCTTAAGAAGTTCAAGAACCCTCTTGCGGGAATAAGCAACTCCGGAGCTATGAAGAAGATACAGGAGTTGCAGAACGGAATCAAGAAAGCTATATCAACGGCTACGGGGGGATTTAAAGGCAAAATGAAGGACTTCCAATTAAGTTCTGGTATAAAAGTCAAGTCAGATGACTTCAAGGCAGTAGAAAGCGATATAGAGAAGACAAATGCCAAGCTTGACTCTTACTATGAGAAAAGGGACAGGTTGGAAGAATTGGGCACAGACAAGGAGAGCCGGACCTGGAAGGCATTGGAATATGATATAAAAAATGCAGAAGAAGCTCTGTCAAGATACAACAAGAAGCGTGATAACATGGCTAAGAACGGTTCCGATGTGCAGAGGCCAGTGACCATTCCAAAACAGTTTGGCAACCTATTCAAAACAATAGGTTCCAAAGGCTGGGGCGGGATCAAGAAGATTATGGGAGGCTTACGGTCGACATTTTCTAAGATAACACCTGTGATTAAGAAGGCAGGTGGTGCGTTTTCAGCTCTCATACAGAAGTTTGCGACAGGTATCCCGGGCATTAATCGATTAAATAACTCAATGAAACGTACCAGTAATACCGGTAGCCGTATGGGCGGTATATTCAGGACATTGGGAATGACGGCAAGGTTTATGTTTGCTTCATTTCTGATCAGAGGCGCTCTGGATGGCGCTAAAGAGGGGATGCAGAACCTCGCGCAGTATAGTGGCACAACGAATGCAAGCCTTTCTATGTTGATGTCCTCTTTAACACAGCTTAAGAACGCTCTGGCTACAGCATTTGCACCAATACTTAACGCAGTAGCGCCACTATTGAATACCATGATCCAGAAAGTTACACAGGCTGTGTCAGCACTTGGCATGTTATTCGCATCACTTACGGGACAGAAAACATTCACTGCAGCCAAGAAAGTAAATCAGGACTATGCAGCAAGTCTGAATAATAATGCAGAGCAGGCTAAGAAGGCAAACAAAGAGAACCAGAAGCTACAAAAGACACTACTTGGATTTGATCAGATTAATAAGCTCGATGACCAGTCAGGTTCAAATGATACGGAGGCAGAGAATCCGGCAGGGCTTACACCCGCTGATATGTTCGAGGAAGTCCCTATCCTTAATAGTATTAGTGATTTTGCTAATAAAGTTAAAGAGGCATGGCGTAACGCAGACTTCACAGAGATAGGCCAAATCGTTGGCAACAAGCTCAATAAGGCATTAGAAAGCATACCGTGGGACAATATAAGGAACACACTGAATAAGGTCGCCAAAAGCGTTGCAACGTTCTTAAACGGCTTTATAGAGGCAGTAGACTGGAAGCTGGTAGGTGCCACACTATCAAAAGGTGTGAACACAGTATTTGAAGCGGCAAACACATTCGCTAAAAACTTCCACTGGGGATCTCTTGGTATCGCTGTAAGCAATGGTATAAACGGTGCAATTAATAAGCTTGATTGGGACCTTATCAAAGAGACGGTACACAACGTGGCATCCGGATTGATAGATGCACTCAACAACTTCATTGCTAACGCAGAGTGGGAGAAGATAGGTAAGACCATCACAGAGTACTTCAATGCGAAGCTTGAGTTCTTCTACACAGCAGTAACGGAGTTCAAGTGGAAAGAGCTAGGTCAGTCCATAGGTGATATGCTGAATGGGGCTATCAAAGCCGCAGACTTCAAGAAAGCTGGTACATCACTGGGTAGAGCAGTAGCAGGTGTTGTGTCCATGATAAGAGAGACAGTTAAGAAGACTAAATGGAATAAGCTTGCAAAAGACCTGGCTAATGGACTGAATACAGCAGTGAAGGAGATAGACCTACCATCCATCGGGGATGGCTTGGCTGAGGTTGTAAACTCTGCACTGTCAATGCTCAAGAAGTTCATCAAAACATTCGATTGGAAGACACTCGGTAAAGAGATCGCAACAGGTGTAAGCAATGCAATCACTGGAATCAAGTGGGAGGACGTATGGAAGACCCTCTCAGATGCCGTAAAGGGCATTTTAGACTTCCTAATCGGGCTCGTGCAGGGTATTGACTGGAAGGAGCTCGGAAAGACGATTATAAAGGCTGTTTTGGACTTCTTTACAAAGACAGACTGGGGAGACATACTCAAGAAGATCGGCGAGTTAGGGTTAGCGATTGTACAGGGACTCCTGGAAGGTATACTGAGTGGAGTGAAGGAGATAGGCGAGTGGCTGAAGGAAAATTTGGTTGACCCTATCGTCAACAAGGTAAAGGAGTTTTTCGGTATTCATAGCCCGAGTACAGTGTTTGCAGATATCGGGTCACAATTGATGGCAGGTATGCTCGGCGGTCTTGTGGACAGCGTTACGAGCGTTATAGCATGGTTTAAGGACCTTCCAGGCAAGATTAAGGAAGCTCTTGGCAATGCGAAAGAGTGGCTGAAGCAGAAAGGTAAAGACGCAATCGAGGGATTAAAGAATGGTTGGGAGTCTGTGAAGGAATCAAAGCTTGGTAAGACAGTGAGTGCTGTTGGCAAGTATGTGAAAGACAAAGCAGGAGATGCTAAGGCATGGGTCAAAGAGAAGGGTTCTGCAGCAATAGAGGGTATTAGGAACGGGTGGGAATCTGTCAAGGATATGTCACTCGGTAATGCAGTATCAAAGATTGGCGGATATGTGAATACCAAAATTGGTAATATCAAATCCGCTGTCACGAACAAAGGTAAGGACATCATAGAGGGTGTTAAAAACGGATATGAGAACAGCAAGCAGAGCGGACTGCTCCAGAAGGTATCAAGTCTGAAAGAAAACGTATTCTCAGCGATTGGCAACGTATCCTCAAAGGTAAAGAGTAAGGGATCTGATATCGTTTCAGGTATTAAAGGTGGTTTTGAATCAAAGAAAAATACGTTGCAGCGCTCTGTATCCACAATTCCTAATATGATTGCATCCGGTATTGGGAACTTATTCAGTATAGGTAGAGACGCCATTTCATCTTTTGCGGATGGATTCTTGTCTATAGATATTCCGTTACCTCATATTAAGACATCATGGAACAGGCACTATATTGGAAATACAAGTTTTTCAACACCAAGTTTTGGTATTAGCTGGTATGAAAAGGGTGGATTCCCAGGCATGGGTGAGATGTTCATAGCGAGAGAGAACGGGCCTGAGCTTGTTGGAAAGATGGGTAACCATACAGCCGTAGCAAACAATAATCAGATTGTTGAGGGTATTGAATCGGGAGTGTTTAGGGCTGTAATGGATGCTTTCAATGCATCTGGATATTTAGGGAAATCTAACAATGAAAACCCTGTATATATTGAATTCACAATGAAATGCGGGGAAGAAACTCTATATCGTTCACTAAAAAAAGGTGAAGAGAAATATAATGGAAGATTTATGGTACTTGAAACAGTATAGGAGTGGCGTATGGATGAACTGATTTTAGTTGACGGACGGGCATTCAAATGCCCTTCCGGTTTTAAATGGAAGAAACAAGATGTGAGTTCAAGCCAAGCAGGTAGAACAGACGACGCTATTATGCATAAAAACAGAGTGGCAAAGAAAAGAGCGCTGTCTCTTACCTGGACTTGCTTGACGAAGAGAGAGATACACGAGATACTCGTAGCATTTGACCCCGAATATGTGAACGTCACATATTGGGACCCCCTTGATGGAGGCGATGTAACAAAGACATTTTATACAGGAGATATGGAAGCAGATGTCAAGTGGTGGGCAAAAGGAAGGGAAAGATATTCTACGTTAAGTTTTGATGTGATAGAGAGGTAACCAAATGCAAAAGGTATCAGTGGATTTTATCAAAGAGCTCAATAAAGATAATAGAAATTATATATTGAGTTGCAAAATTGTTCTATCTGATAATACAGAACTAGATATTGATAATACAAAACTATGGTCGGATAGTTTTAAAATAGAGGATGCCGTTTCTAATCCTGGTAAATTTGATATTGGTGCAGTTGTCTCAAATAAGTTAACATTTACTTTGAGCGATATATACGATGAATATACAGAGTATGACTTTACTGACGCCGTGATAACAAATGTTCGCGTTGGACTCGAACTGCCGGATGGAACAGAAGAGTATGTGAAAAAGGGAGAATATACTGTAGACGAAACATCGTATAACGTTTCTTTGATCACACTTGAATGTCTGGATAACATGGCAAAGTTTGATGTATCGTACGGCAAGAGCAAGTTAGTATATCCTGCAACGATTGGGACCATAGTACGGGATGCTTGCTCTATATGTGGAGTAATGTTAGGAACATATGAGTTCCCAAATCATGCTTACATTGTCCAAGAAAGGCCAGCCGACGAAGCCCTGACTTTCCGACAGGTACTTAATTGGTGCGCACAGATTGCAGGTTGCTTTGCCCGGTGTAATGCGGAGGGAAAGTTAGAGATCAAATGGTTTCAGACAGGTTTCCTGGAAGACGAACTGAACGGCGGCGTGTATGATGATGGAACTCCAAAATTCCAGACAGGCGATAACGCGGATGGCGGGTCCTATGCGCCGTGGAGCGAAGGCGACGTACACAGCGGAGGGACGTTCAAGGATTTATTGTCCAGTCATCATTTCATATCATACACAAGCCCTGAGATATCCACTGATGATGTTGTAATAACTGGCATTCTGGTGAAGGAGTATTCACCGGATGTCAATAAGGACGAGGTTGTACCATATCTCACAGGTACAGAAGGATATGTGCTATCAATAGAAGAAAACAGGTTTATACCGCCGGGGAGAGGCCAGGAGGTTGCAGCATATTTAGGAAGTCGATTGATTGGGCTGCGCTTCAGGCCTCTTTCTTTTTCCTGTCTGAGTGATCCGACCATTGAAGCTGGTGACGTGGGTTTCTTCACTGACCGAAAATGTAAGACATATAAGTTTTTGGTAACGAACACAGTATTCTCTTCCGGAAATTATCAAACAGTAACTTGCGACGCGCAGACCCCGGCCAGGAATAAAGCTACAAGATATTCCGCCGCAACACAGGCTTATGTAGAATTAAGGAAACAGATCCGCAAGGAGAGGACAGAACGGGAGAAGGCCCTGGAAGAATTGGGCAACCGGTTAGCTGCATCCTCCGGACTCTATACAACTATAGAAACAGTGGAGCCTGGAGGCAATATCTTTTACCTGCATGACAGGCCAAATCTGAAGGATTCCAGCATTGTGTGGAAGATGAACGCAGAAGCCTGGGGCGTATCCACAGACGGAGGGAAGAACTGGAATGGTGGGATGACGGTTGATGGTGACGCGATTGTAAGGATATTGACCGCTATAGGAGTGAATGCCTCATGGATTGATACAGGTCGCATATCGGTGAAGGATAATGATGGAAATGTAATATTCCTGGTTGATATGGACACAAGGGAGATTGTAATCTCAGGTGATTGCGTCCGTATCGGTGGCAAGTCAGTTGCAAAGGCAATCGAGGAAGCGAATACCACAGCAAACAAAGCTCTGCAGGAAGCAGAGAAAATGAGGGCTTTAAATATCCAACTTGAAAACGATGCTCATGTAATTCCCACGGACTCCGACGGTGATAACGGGAAGTATACAGGGTGCGACACTACGGTATATGTGTTATGGGGGCAGACGGATATATCTGCCGATGTACCTATCATTGTGTCAAAAAGTGCTGGTGTTGTTGGTACATGGAGCGCTGATACCAGAAAGTATACCGTAACAAACATGACAACCGATGCCGGATATGTCGATTTTAAGGTTAGATACATGGAAATCACCGCAACCAAACGCTTCAGTATCTCCAAGAATAAGCAAGGAGAGCGAGGGGAGCAAGGCATCCAGGGAATCCCGGGTAGAGATGGAGGGGACGGTGCCGACGGGAGAACAAGTTATTTTCATGTGATGTATGCCCCTGTTGATAATCCTACAGCATCCCAGATGACAAAGGAACCGGATGCCTATATCGGAACCTACGTTGATTTTTCAGAAACAGATTCCAGGGATCCGCTGGTATATGACTGGGTGAAGATAGAAGGCGTCGATGGAAAAGACGGGACAAACGGTATTCCAGGTAAAAATGGTATAGACGGAAAGACTTCCTATCTCCATATAAAGTATTCAGATGACGGAAGTACATTTACCGGCAATGGCGGGGAAGACCCTGGGAAGTGGATGGGACAGTATGTGGACTTCACCCAGGCAGACAGCACGGTATTTTCTGATTACACTTGGACAAAAGTTCAGGGGCCGCAGGGAATACAAGGACCTAAAGGGGCAGACGGAAAACAGTATTATACCTGGCTGAAGTATGCAGACACTCCTACAAGCGGCATGAGTGATACGCCCACAGGTAAAGCTTACATTGGTCTGGCTTATAACAAGGAGACTGCAACAGAGAGTAATAATTATTCCGATTACACATGGTCCCTTGTCAAAGGTGAGAAGGGAGACACAGGTATATCTGGCCCTAAGGGGGCAGATGGGAAAACATATTACACATGGCTGAAATATGCTGATAACAGTTCAGGCAGCGGTATGAGTGACAGCCCGGAAGGAAAAGCATATATTGGGCTTGCATACAACAAAGATACAGAGGCAGAAAGTAATAATCCGGCAGATTATGTGTGGTCTCTGATAAAAGGCGATAAGGGAGATAAAGGAGATCAGGGGATTCAGGGTCCGATTGGTCCCTCCGGTAAATCGTCTTATTTTTTTGTCCGGTATTCACAGCATTCTGACGGTAATCCAATGGTCACAAACCCGGATGGCGCGGTTTATATGGGCGTGGCAGTCACAGATACAATCACAGCGCCTACATCGTTCAAAAGTTATACCTGGGCTAAAATACTGGGAGATGATGGCGCACCCGGAGCACAGGGAGAGAAAGGTACACCCGGAGCAAAAGGAGAGGATGGTCTGACACCGTACCTGCATATCAAATACTCCAACGACGGGAAAACATTTACAGCGAACATTGGAGAGACACCAGGAGCCTGGATGGGTACCTATGTGGATTTTACAGAGACCGATTCTTCTATATTTTCCACGTATGCCTGGAAAAAGATTGAAGGTGACAAAGGCGAACCTGGTATTGCCGGGAGAACATATTTTATTGATGCGTCAACTGTGATCATTAAAAAAGGTCAGAATGGACATATGTCACCTACTTCTGCCACTTTCAGTGCATATTACCGGGACGGCGATAGCTCAGAGAGAACTCCGTATTATGGTAGATTCATAATTTCCGAAAGCATAGATGGCGATATCTGGGAAGCCAAATATACATCTGAAATAGATGAAATCAGCAAGGAATATGTGCCTACAGAGACCGCTACTGCAGTGAAGTGTGTTTTATATGCCCCCGGCGGTACACAGACTGAAATAGACCAGCAAACAGTGTCTATAGTGGTTGATGTATCAAATCTTACACAGGAGATAATCTTTGATACTCTGACAAATAATGGAGAGAATCAAGGGGTATACCTGAAGGATGGAAAGATTTATATAAACATGACCTATGCAAAAGGTGGAACACTGGTACTTGGAGGGCTGAATGACACTAACGGGCTCTTACAGGTAAGAGATGAATCGGATCAGGAAATAGGACACTGGGGAAGTGATGGAGTTGTAATTGAAAAAGGCTCTTTTACTACAAAAACCGATACATCTACAGCCAGTGTTAAAGGCGGAAAGATGCGGGTGTCATTTCAGGATGTAGAAATTGGAAATATAGGCGCGAACAGGTTTATAAATGGGGATCAATACTCCGGCCTTGTGTTTGATCTGGAGGCTGAAGGGTCATATGTGGGGTGGGCAGCCAAAAACAAAAGCACTGATACCTCTTACGCCATAAAATTTATGTATATGCATAAAAATTATTCGGGTTATACAGCGGGTAATTTGTATTTAGGGGCAAAACTTAATACAAAAGGGAACGATGTTTTATTAAATACAGGAGGAATCCTAAAATCCTGGACCGATGCGTCAGGATTTAAAACAGATGAGTTTTCGATTGTACCTTCCAGTAGTAATACATCATATTTCACGGCAAGGCCATCAGAGATTGACTGTTATGCCGATTTAGATATGAACAGACATAGCATTTATAACCAATCTGATGCGAGACTGAAAGATAATATCACAGATGCGGCAAGTGCATTAAATGCAATTAACAGTATTAAGATTAAATCTTTTGACTGGCTGGCCGACAATCGGCACGTAAATGCCGGTATCATAGCTCAACAGCTCCAGCAAGTTTTACCAGAACTGGTCCGCGAGGATGAGCAGGGTCTGCTTAGTGTAAACTATATCGGACTCATCCCGTATTTAGTTAAAGCAATACAGGAGTTGCGTTCCGCAGTCGTTCCGGACAAACGCATGAGTTTAAGGAGTATGGACATGGTAGAAGATATTCGATCCCTTTATAATTTTACCGAGGAGGAGAGAAATGAGGCCGTAAAAAGGGCGGAGCCGCCAACGTTTGAGGACGTGAAACCAGAAAACATAATTATAGAGGAGAATATTTGATGGGAGAGAAAGAACTGAAAAAGACGCCAGTAGTCGTGCCTGTAGGAATGATGATGGATGTCATCCAGAATGAAATCCTTAACCACGCTATTGCTCTTATGAAGAATAATAATGTCCCAATGGAATTGCTGCCTTATATATTAGACAGTGTCGAGAATAAGTTACTGAAAAACAACAACAAGGACTATGCGATTAAATACATGGAAGCAAATGGATTGTTGGGAAATGAGGTGGTGAAAGACGGAACCAATAATAACATTTCGTGTGGAGAACCAGAAGATAAGCAGAACGGATAAATTTACGGTAGTAGCAAACAGCTATGATTATCTCCGGGCGCACTTTACATTTGTGACAGAAGAGTGGCGAGGGATAAAGACAGCTATTTTTAGGCGCGGCACCACTAAAACTGGCAATCCTTGACAATGACGAATGCTATGTACCCTGGGAGTTTTTAAATGGAAAAGGCATTGGTTACGTGTCAGTGTTCTGCGGGGCGTTGGTGACCGCAAATGAGGCACCAATGGAGATTAATATATCCGGATATGGTGATGGTAATGAAATGCAGGTACCAACTCCAGGCGTATATGAACAAGTCATAACGAAGCTTGACAGTAAGGCCGATGGTGTGGCTATAACGGGAAATAAAATCCGTCTGTTTTCCGAAAACAAAATCATTTACGAAAGTGAATTTGATATAAACGGCGGTAGTTTTGAAGAATGGAAGGGGGCACAGTAAAATGGCAATCACAATGCGAATCGGTCTTGAAAAAGACTTTATCCCTGAAAGAATGAGTGTCGGTGAGCTGGCTATCTCAACGGATACAGGTTTGATGCGGTACTGTCATGGACCAAATAAAATCAAACTGATAGCAACAGATGAAGACATTGCTGAAATGAGGAAGATGGTAAGTGACTTTGACTTGACGGTTCAGCAGGCGCTTGCGGATATCGGAAATCTGGGGCAATCACAGACCAACAGAGTAAACAGTGCAGGCAATACCCAGACCCAGCGTGTAAACACCACCGGAGACACCCAGGTATCCCGCATCCAGGCGGAGGGTACAACACAGGTAAAAAATGTCCAGACAGCCGCGGCAGAGTCAATCAAAAACATAGAGACGATTGGGAGAGCCCAGATTGACGCGATCAAAGAGGCAGGTGGCGGCATTGAGCAGGCTCTTTCCAATTATTTTGCCCTCCGCAGAAATGGGCTGGTATTTACCACAAAAATCTATAAATACGCAACATCAACCAGTCCGGTGGGCGTAAAAATGAACGCCAATGAAAACATGGTCTGTGAGCCATCTGTGGGACGTGCTAAAGGCCGGGATGACTATGAACAGTACGGCCTGTTCCACCATTTCACCTGCAATTTTTCCGTGGACGAAAATGGATTCAATCATGTGGACACCCTGGAGGGGCAGACTGGATTTACAAAGTATGGCAAGGTACAAGTGGGCGAGGTAACCATGAGCGCATGGTTTGGTATTGAGGACACGGCGGAGGCAGTTCTCTATCATTATTCTGACAGCCAGACGGAACTAACGCCGCACCCTATGAAAGAGTCCATTAACCCGGATGGAACGCTCAGCCCATTCATGATCCACGCGAAGTATGTAGCAGGAGACATTGAGGGCGCACCATACTCATCAAAGGGACTGGCTCCGGCTAACGGGTGCCAGGCTGAGGAAGCAAAGAACCCGGTCAGCTACACCGGCATGATCGTCTACATGCACAAGCTGGGCGGACATTACTGCGGTACAACGAGCTGGGATTTATTCTATAGGCAGCTGATGATGATTATTAAATACGGCACCACACACAGCCAGAGTATCATGGCCGGATGTACAAGCTACTCCGCGCAGTACATGAACCTGGTGACGGAAACCGGCGTGACCAGAGTGATCCTCACAAAGTCACAGGCGGCATCCTATGTGGTCGGATCATATGTTTCCATTGGAGAAATGGGCGAAGCCACAAACAATGATAGATATTACGCATATATGCACAACCTGGCATACTGTGTAAAAGTGCTGAAAATTGAGGACGTGGATGATGCAAATGCGGCGGTTTATGTAGATGCTCCGGAGGCTTTTGATACGACACTGACAACCTGTATCTCTACCATGCCCTGGCGTTCCGGATCCACAGATGAGGTGGCCGGATCGGATGGCTCCCTGGGCAACAATACCAATGGGAAATACGCCTTTAAAATTCAGGGTATTGAGACCGGCGTGGGAGCTTATGAGGTGCTGGGCAATGTGGTAATGGATATTGTGGCAGGAGCAGACGGGAACCCGGCCAGAGATGTCTATGTGTGCGAGGATGCCAGCACGCTGTCCAGCAACATTGCAACAATCCGGACAAATTACCGGAAAGCAGCGGCGCAGGTGGCATATACAGCGGCAAGCTGGAAGTATATCTCCGAGGAGACAACGGACATGGACCTGTGCGTCATGATACCTACTGGGGTTGCCGCAGGCTCAACAACGGGATTTGCAGACGGACTCTACACGGATACAATAACATCTGGACAGAGAGAGTGGCTTGCGCTGGGCGGTTTGGACCGTGGGACGGTTTCTGGTCTCTGGTTTCTCTCTGCGAACTATGGCTGGTTGAATGCGAGCTGGTTTATCGTCTCCGGCGTTTCACCCAATGGCACCAGGGGTGAATGGCAGGCGGCAGCCTGACAGAGGGGCTTTCCCCTCTTAAATTCAGATTCCAACTACTTCAAAGCGAAGTATGGAATAGAGCAGCTGATGAAATACGCGAAAAGGAGGGTAAGCATTGAAAGCAAGATTCGTAGCAGAACAACCAGCAGTACGCTGGCAGCCGCTTGACAATGGCATGGTAGATGTGACGATCTGTCTTAACGGTCAGGAGGTAACTGATGAAAGCTCCCAGGTGGACGAGTTTGGAGAGACACACACAACCAAGGACGCCTACTGGGAATATGATTTCAACCAGTTCCGTGATTCCACGGATAACATAACCAGAGAGGGCGTGGAGAGCAATCCGGAAAGATATCTGGACTACACGCCATCACAACCCAAAAGCCTTGAGGAACAGGTGCAGGAACAGGCAGAAACAATCCAGATTCTGACAGAATGCCTGCTGGAAATGTCGGAGGCGGTCTATGTGTAACTTATTAACCAATCTCATGATTATGATAACAGGAAAGGACGGTAAAGAAATGATGGCAATGTTATGGGCACAGCAGATCATGCTGGGAAAGAAAACTTATGAACAGGTTCCGCGCCTGCTGAAAGAAAAAGTAAAAGAGATTCTGGCGGACTCTGGCATGGAGGAACTGGTTGAGGAGTGATGACGAAACTAAGTATCATCACCAGGCTCTGGTCTCACATCACAGACCTGAGGATGCTCATCCGTGGCCAGGGGAATAAAACCCTGGCCCAGATCGAGGAGGAATTGGATATAACGGAATACTACTGCAGGCCATATGCCGATGCAGATGATGTGGATAAACATAATGAGATCAGAGCAGGACCGGAAACGGTCTTATTTTATTTATAAAAATCATGAAGGAGACAGGATACATGGAAACAATCATATCAGCCTGCATCTCTGCATGTGTTACTCTAATTGTCTGCTTGATCAGTAACCGGAGCCAGCAGGAAAAAACGCGGGCATTGATGGAATATAAGCTGGAAGAGCTTACAAAAAAGGTGGAGAAGCATAACTCGGTCGTGGAAAGAACCTACATTTTGGAAGAGAAAATGAAGGTTGCCAACCACAGGATTGAGGATTTGGAAAAGGAGAGATGAAAAAATGAATAATGAAGAATTTTTAGCATTATGCAAGAAAACCGTTATGGATTATTTTAATGAGCACGCTGACAAAACGGATCGGAAACAGATCACCGAAGAGGATGTATTTATTGTGTGGAGCTGTAAAACGTTGCAGAACAATAAAGCCCTGGTAAGCACTACGGTGTCGGATGGCATGTATTACGAGATCACTCACAACGGGGATAAAAAAGAAACGTATGTAGATGCATATAAAAAATGGGAGAACTTTGTTGTACGATAGGAGGTATTAATCATGGATTTAAGCTTTTTGACAAATTATATCAACCCGGTGATCTTAGGCATCTGCCTGCTGGTGGGGTATGTGATCAAGACAGCAATACCGGCAATCAAGAACAGGTACATACCGTTGGCAGCATTGGCAATGGGTACTATCATTGCGATACTCATCAACATGAGCAGCGGCATTAATGCAGAAGTGATCCTGGGTGGAATGATATCCGGATTGGCGAGCACCGGATTGTATGAAATGCTGCGGAACTTGATAAGCAAGGATGGTAAAAAGGAGACAGAGGGCGAGTAAAATCGCTCTCTTTTTGCGCCGGCGAACCGGCAGAAAGGAGAAATATATGAAATTTGAACAGGCTTTAAAAGAAATGAAAAGAGGAATACCCATGAAGTTGCCATCTTGGGGAGGATATTGGTGCTGGGAGGATGATGTACAAAGCATAATTATGTATACAAAGGATAATCAGAGGTTGGATATCAGGGAAACGCAGAGAGTGGAATACACCCTCATGAATGTGCTGTCAGATGAGTGGATATCTGCTGATGGAAATAATACAACAATCCTTGGCGGTACACCGACATTTAATTTCGGCGAAGCGATTAAATACCTGAAACGGGGCATGAGGGTATCCCGTAAGGGATGGAATGGTAAAAAGCAGTACATTCAGCTTGCTACTGGCATCTCTTACAAATCTGCGTCTGGTGACATTGTAAACTGTGAGCACGAAGCAATTGGTAACATGGCTATTGCATTTGTGGGTACATCTGGTGTACAGATGGGATGGCTGGCGTCTCAGGCAGATATGCTGGCAAATGATTGGATGTTCGTAGATTAATTTGCGCCGGCACAATACCGGAGAAAGGAGTAACACATGACGAAGACAGAAGCAATCAATAAGATGATTCAGACCGCAAAAGCAGAGGTTGGGTACCTGGAAAAGCGAAGCAACAGTAATCTGGACAATAAGACCGCAAACGCCGGGGATAGCAACTACACCAAATACTGGCGTGACATTATGCCATCTTACCAGGGCCAGCCGTGGTGTGCTGCATTTGTGAGTTGGGTATTGATGCAGGCGTTTGGGCAGGCCAACGCCAAAAAGCTGTTGAAACACTGGCCCTATGTATATGTACCCACGCTGGCCGGGGATTTTACCAACTATGCCAATCCGCAGGTTGGTGATATCGTGATGTTTAAGCGTGGCGGCGTATTTACTCATACAGGCATTGTAACGGGTGTTAATGGTGATTATTTTACAACTGTAGAGGGTAATACCAGCGGTGGCAGTACGATCATTGCCAATGGCGGCGGTGTATGCAGTAAAGGGTATTACAACAGCAATCTGCCGGGGACTAAGTTTGCACGGCTTGATTGGAGTATCGTAGCTGGACAGGCCTCTTCTGGCACATCCACTGT